GTAACAAGGGGGACACCATTACTGCATTCACCTATGACGTAAGTGCTGTTGACCGGCAAACAGCACTCAGCGCACTCGCAGAACGCCTCGAGCACATTGACCATAGGGCCCGCTACTATGGCGAATACTCTTTCACGAAGCTCAATTTCCTTGAGCTGATTGAGGAGCTGAGGAAGCGTGTCACCACCATTCAAAGGCTGTCACCGTGAGCGACGACGGACGTAGTTGGGACGATAAGAAAGTAGATCAGGCCTTCCTCCTTGACGCGCAAGTGACAGAGAAGATCATCAAAAGTGGCCTCGTGAGTAAGTGTTCTGATGGCCTCCTAGACATCGCAGACTTTGTGCGCACCCAAGTGCAGGCCGATGAACTCAAAGGCATGGAGCACTTCGTTTCTGCCTGCGTTCACGTGTTCTGTCACCCCCTAGACCTCAGAGGCGCCATGTTCATGAGTCACACGGCCAAATCAGCACGTGCAAAGACAGATGACCGCCTCTGCGAATGGTTACTCGACAAAGGCACTCAGCGCATGCGTGGCGACATCATGACTCAGTTCGGGCGGAAACGTCCACAGAAGAGGAGTGGATTTTGAGCAGCGAAAAGAAGAAGCGTAAGAAGAGCAAAGCAACAGCAGGCGGCTCACAAGTAGTGCGCCTCAGTGAGTCAGTCCTTGCCTACCTGGGCAAAAGGCAGCGAGACGAAGAGCCACTCGACGCAACCTTGAGGCGTCTCTTCGGCCTTCCGACCAAGAAGGGTGACCCACAACCACTGACAACCGTCTATGTCGTCATGGACGAAAGTAACCCACAAGCCTTTTTCAACAAAGGCGAAGCGCGTGGAGCCGCCATTAGCGCAGGTGTCAAGAAAGGCACTGTCTGGAATAAGGTACCGCAAGTCATCACTTGTCAGGAAGTCCCATGACGGATGGCGAGGTGACGCAGGCACTCCGCGACTTATTCCACGCAAACAAAGTGACGCCACTCAGAGCAGCAATGGCCATGGACCGGCTTTGCGACGAAATCATCGATGGCATGACTCCGGAGGAAATTGCCATCTACGAGGAGCATCTAACGGAAATCGCATGTCAGAAATTAGCACCTACAACCAAACAATGAGCAGCTACGACCAAGCGAAGTTTGACCAGTGGTATGAGCAGTTCGCCACCGACGAAGAACGCGAACTGCCTTACGACAAACAAATCGAAGCACACCTACTCTGGCTCTGTGGCCTCAATGGCTGGGAACTCGAGTACATTGAATTTGCACCAGAAGAAAAGGAGCAGCCAAACTAATGAAAGTACTCATCTGCACACCCGCCTATGGCGGCATCCTCACAGCCAACTACTTCCTAAGCTTTCTCAATATGAGTCAGGCAGCCTCTGAGGAAGGCATCACCATGGGCAGCTACGTACTCAAGAATTACTCAGATGTCGCGGGCGCCCGGAACCTCTGCGCAAGCACAGTCCTTCGCGACGGCTGGGACTACGGCTTCTTCATCGACGCCGATCAAGTTTGGCAATGGGAACACGCAAGTGCCCTCATCAGAAGCGAACGTCAACTTTGTGGCGGTACTTATCCACTCAAAAGACTGCCAATCGAGTTAAATTTCCTGCCACTAACCAAGGACGAAGAGCAATTCAGGAGGGGCCGGACCCCGGCCCAACTACAAAAGCTCGTGTCAGCTGAGGGTAACGAGGCTGGTGAGTTGCAGGTCCGCGCACTTCCGGGGGGGTTCCTGTTGGTCAGCCGGGGCGTCTTTGAGGAGTTGGCAAAAACCTCAGACACCTACACGGACCGCACGACGGGCGAGCCACAGACCTGCTGGGAGTTCTTCTCCGCAGGCAAAACCGCAGAGGGTGATCGCCTCACAGAAGACTACAACTTCTGCGTAAAAGCGGCTGCCGCAGGCTACGATATATGGCTCAACACCAAGGCCATCGTTGGTCACGAAGGCTCTTATCTCTTCATGGCGAGGTACTAATGGGCTATCCGCACAAAAAAGGAAGCGCACATCCAAAAGCAATATTTACCGAGGAGCAAGTGCGTGAAATCCGCGAAGCATACAAAGAGCCGGGCACGACCTACGCTCACCTTGCTGAAAAGTACAAAGCCAAGATCCCAACTATTGGCCACATCATTCGGAGGACTACATGGAAGCACGTGGAATAATCACACTCCTTGACCCGGACCGCCTCAATTCACTCGTAAGTCAGCTCGGCGAAACACTAAGCATTCCGGGCGACGTCATTGAAGTGGGCGTCTACAAGGGCGGCAGCCTCAGAGTCCTCGCAGAAGTGGCAAACCAACTAAAACCAGCGCGCGACATCTACGGCTTCGACACGTTCGGTGCCGGCATCCCCTCAGTCCTCCCTGGCGTCGATGGCCACGAAACAGGAGACTTCAGTGACAACCCCTTAGAACTTGTCCAGGCCAACATCAGCCCGCACAAAGCCATCCTGAAGAAGGGCACTTTCCCGCAAGACTTCGCAGACCTTCTTGAAGACATCCGTGCAGTCAGCTTCGCCCACTACGACGGCGACACCTACGAAGGCACAACTGACTTCCTCGAATACATGAAGAGGAAACTGAGCATCGGCGGAATATGCGTCTTCGATGACTATGACTGGCGAAACTGCCGGGGCGTGCAGCTGGCCATCCACGAGTTCCTGGGCCTAAATCCCGACAGCTGGGTCATTCACAAAAGAGTTCCCATGCAAATCAGCCTTCGAAGGGTATCATGACAGAAGACATCCCGCTCCTCAGCCCGAAGCCATTCGCCGATTTCACGCCGGATGAGTATCGGGCCTACATCACGAGCCTCTATCAGGAGCCTCCGAAACCAGCGCCACCGCCGGAACTAGCCGTCCGCCTAAACGACAAAGGCACTCCAGTCATCACCATCCGTCGCGAACCGAAGTGGCTCACCTATAAAGAGGCAGAGGCACTAGCAACTGAAATAGGCTGGAAACTCCAGCCATTCCTCGCCAACCTAAGAAAGAAAAAAGTAACAATCTTGCACAAACCGCAAGCAATCATTTGACACATGTAATTGAACCACGTACACGGGGTGTAACAAACAACACCCAGAGGGGGTAAAATGGAGGAGCTAGTTATGGAAGGAATGCCTGTGAGCAAGCCTGGGAATAAGGTCAGTATCGCGAAGATACCGATTAAGAAAATCAGATTGAACAAAAACTCACGGCTAAACATTGACCCGGAGGAACTTGACAGACTCATGATGAGCATTAAGGAGGAAGGTCTTCTTCAGCCGATCGGTGTCGTCGAAAGTGAGAAGGGCGACTACGAGATTTGCTACGGCAACCGCCGCTTCCTCGCGGTCAGCAAGCTGGGACTGCACACCATTCCGGCCATCGTCCATAAGAGCAACACGCAAGCCGACGTTGACATCAAAAACCTGACCGAAAATATCCAACGCCGAAACATTTCACTCCAGGAAATTGGCCGCTACGTAGGCCTCCTCGGCGAGCAAGGCATCACTCCGCGCGAAGCCGCTGTCCGCATCGGCGTCACACCTGACTACATCAACCGCTGCCTTGTCGCCTTCAATGAGATTCCTGAAGAATTCAAAAGCGACATCCAGACACGTGTGACCGTAGGTGGCCGCCTCGGCCGACGTGGCGAACGAAACACGGACGGAAAGATTCCAGTGAGCACTGCACACGAAATTCTCATCGCCAAGAAGTCAGGCCACATCAATGCTGCGCAGGCAAAGACCCTCCTCAAGGAGGCACGTGACAACAAGAATTTCCGTACCCAGGATACGCGCCGCTACATCGCAGCCCTGAGCGCCGGCAAAAAGAATGTAGTCAATGCCATTCGCCCAATGAAGATGGTGCAACTGCACTTCCCCATGTACGTCGACGACTACGACCGCCTGCACGATCAGGTAGTCGAAAATGGTCCGTACCGAAGCGTCGCTCAGTACATGAAAGACGTTCTCGCAGGCAGGAAATCCGGCAGCATCAAGATTGCACAGGAAAAGCTGCCAACCTACAAGCGCATGCCAAAGAAGAGGGGTAGCCGCACCCATGCCTCTGCGTAGCCTCGAAGAAAACCGGATCTATCAGAGGGAGTGGATAAAACGACGGCTCGCCAATGAGACTCCGGAAGAAAAGCAGGCCCGCCTCGCAAAAAGGCGGGAGTGGCGGAAGAGGACCTACGCCGCGCAGGAAAAGAAAGTGCGTGACCTCAGACACCGGGTCTTCTTGTGGTATCGGCCTGAGGACAACACACTAGAGCTAGGTCACATGGACGCGGCGTTGGTTTGGGACTGCGACTTGGTTTTGGTTGGTGAGTTATGAAACGTTACCGCTGGGAAAGATGAAAACGAAGGAGAAAATGAGATGAATCTATCAATGTGGCTATATCTGGTTAATGTGGTCCATAATTTGGGTTTTTATTTCACAATGATCACGGTCTTTTGTTTTGTTGGTCTGGTCATCGCGATAATTACTGCTGCCCTGATGGTCGATGCTGGTACCAATGAAGAACAATGGAAACTTTGGAGGCAGTTTTTTGTCCCAACCATGTGTGTCTTCATTGTCTCTTCGTTTTGTTCCATCGCCACCCCGACGGAAAAGACAATGTATCTCATGCTTGGAACCAAGGCAGCATCAGACATTGTCAATAACCCTACCGTGAAAGATGTTGGTGGCAAAGTTCTGAAGATCATCAACAAGAAACTTGACGACTTCGGGGCAGAAGATGCTCCTGAGAAAAAGTAACGACCCGCTCGGGGAAGTGACGGAGGAATGATGAGAAAATTCAGGACAAAGCCGGTGATTAAAGAGGCCTATCAATTTTTTCCCCCAGAAAACAAAATGCCTGGAAGCTGGCCTCCACTGCCTCCGGGCCTATGCGATGGGGCATGCGGCAGTTGGAGTTGTAACCGATCGCGTCCCGGAATTCACACGCTCGAAGGCACTATGTACGTTTCGCCTGGAGACTGGGTGATCAAGGGCCTTCGAGGAGAATTCTATCCTTGCAAGCCAGACATCTTTAAGGAGACCTACGAACCAGTAGAAGAAACGACCCTGCAAGGGACGTTGCCGAAATGAACTGTTCTAAACACGCATGGAGGGATCACTGGACCCAATGCGAGGATTGCGTTTTTGAGGCAAGTTTAAAATTGAGAGACGAAATTTTCCCAAAGGAGGGACAAATGCATTACAGAAACGGACGCGAAGTAAAGAATGGCGACAAATTGGTTCAACTCAGTATGGACGACAAAGGCGAAATCAAAGGCGCAGGAATTCTGTATGATGCCGTTCCGGGCAATGACTATTGCAACGGAATGATTGCGCCCACAGCGTTCGGCCCCGGCGCGTGTTTGGTTGATTGCCTACACGTCGATGACCTGGCCGCAATTCTGAAAGAAAAAGGGTTGCACAAACGACCGGACGGGAAATGATTCCTGTTCTAATTCGGGGGACGGCAACGTCCCTCGTAGGGAAGTGTTGGTGAGCTTTTGAGACGTCTGAACGCCGCTCGGGCTGCGAAAAAACGGCGCAATCCTAAACTGAACTTGTAGTGGCTATTCTAATGAACTGGCTCAAAGTAAACTGGCACTGCCTGATTAAACTTTGCACCGCCATTCACGACGATCACAGGCATGTGACTCATTTTTATTTATATCCAAATCGAAGAGTTGATTTCTGTACCTGCGGATATCTCAGACCAAAGGACGAAACAAATCAGGACAGGAGCATGCTATGACCAAACCAACCTACGCAGAGCGGATTGCGGCTTTGGCAAAACCGAGAGCCCAACGTGAAAGCTATAGACTTGAACCCCTCATCTCACGGCTTGCTGAGTGTGCTGCGGTTTTGAATGAAAGTACGATTCGTGACAACTCATGGGAGACTAAGAAATTTGAAGCACTCCGCAAACTCGACGAACTTTTGAGCGAAATGGAGCAGGGGAAATGAGTAAACAAAAAGATCCCTTTGGAAATGTAGCGGCCTCCCTCGGCATTATGGGTTTCGGATTTATTTTCTTGGCAATCTGGACGCGCTTTCATATTGAATTTTTGCTTTCGTCTTTTGTGATTTTGTTTATTGCCAATGCTTCTAATGATCTGTCGAAGAAACAAAAAGAGCGAGCCGACAAACCACAGGAGATGCCGTGAGATTCTTTTTCTGCCGATTGGGCATTCACTTCTGGACAAAGTGGGAACGCGTACCAGATGCGCCAGCACAAAGACGGCATTGTGGCTGGTGTAATATATGCGACCTTCGCGGATGTTATTACTGGAGCAGTGATGCTGTCGCTCCAAGAGCGGACAAACCATGAGCGCAGATGAGAAGCCTCGGGAGTGGTTTGTTGAAATCAACGAGGTGTTTGACGAACGTGAGCAATGCCAAAGCGGAATGGCATACAGTCAGACATGGTTAGATGAAATGGAAATGACAGGACATGGAATGGTTCGCGTCATCGAGTATTCCGCATTCGAGAAGGCGCAGGCTGAGCTGGTAGCCCTTAAAAAGCAGATAGCCTATATTTCATCGGCGCATGATTTAGAACGAGATGATTTAATACGACAACGATTCGCCATGAACGCCTCCTACGAAAACATCAAAAAACAGCTTGAGGCTAATAATGAGGAGTATGCACTTTTAGTAGCTGAAAACAGAGATCTTCGTAGTGCGTTGGGGCATGAGCGCGCGAGACCAAAACACGCCACGGCTCACAAATGGAAGACAGAGCGCGACGAGGCTCGGGCTGAGGTTGAGCAGCTTCAGTGTGGCATCTCAATACTGACTGATCAAATTGAAGACCACGAACATGGGTATAAGGCAATCATCGAGCGGTTGGTTGGGGCGTTGCGGATTATCGACAAGGAAGATGATCCAAAAGACCCGCGCAGATATTTAGATGCCGGTGGCATGTTATCTATCGTTCGAGAGGCCCTCGCCGAGTATAAGAAGTGGAAGGCGGGGAAGTGAAACTGCTGATAATCATCATTGCCTTCTCGATCAGCGGCTGCGACGCGCCCACACCAAGCGAAGAGCAGCAACTGAAAACGCTTGCACAGGAATGCATCAACATCTGTCCTAGTGGTGTCAGTAGCTTCCGCATCACCTACAAAGACAGCGAATGCCGTTGCAAATAACAATCGTCATCCTCACGACAGCCTTCATGGCATGGTCCCTCTGGACTACCCTGCGTCACTGAAATAATTTGTAACATTTTAACTTGACCAATCGCCCGGCGACGGGCGACAAAGCCTAACGCGAAGTTTGTAAAAAGCAAACAAAGCTTATTTAGTTTCCCCAGCATCGGGGATGAGCCAAACCACACTAAAGGAGGGGTAAAATGGCTGAGGTACAAGTACAGGTCGCGGGCGGCGCGATCCAGAAAAAGGAAGCCGCAACGGTCGAATGTCTGTCAAAGTTGGTCGGCTGCGACGGCGCCGGCTGGACTGCCACCGTCAATGGTGAGCCGCAAGAAAGCGACTACGAGTTGAGTGACTACGAATTCGTGACTTTCGCGAAAGCCGTGAAGGCCGGTTAATTGCCTGGCCCCCTCCTTCTGGGGGCCTTTTTCTTAGGGGTGCTAAAATGTCCATGACAATGAAAGAAGTTCGCGAAGCTAATTATGACGTATTTTATGACTGCGAGTCGCCATCGCACGACAGTCAAATGCAGTCAGTCCTCCGTTACCTCGAAAACATTTCCCACACGACCAACACCGACATCAGCGGTTGGAAGGTACTCGAGGTCTTTAAGAACCCGAATAGTGAGAAAGGTTTTATCCACACGGATAAGAATAAGATCAATGAGCTATTTTTTGCGGAGACTGCGCGGCTCAGGGGAACGCAAGTAGCTACAGTTGCGGAGCCGCGTCTTAAAGGCAATGCCCTATCAATTGTTACTGGTTATCTGAAGCAACTATCTAAAGATTGGCATCGTCAAGCCCGGAGTAGTTTTGAAAGTGAGGAGGCTAAGATGCAGCACCTCTACGAGCAGTTAGATGAGTCACGAAGTACCCTTTCAGACCTCAGAAAAATAATCAGGTTGCCACCTGAAGATCCTGCGAGGTTTGTTAATCAGCTCCAGGAACTTCTCGCAGATGATTTCTGGACACTCGATTTAGGCGACATTGGAGCTGCGCATTTTCAGTTTCAAACAAAACCAATCGTCCTTTACTACAAGAACTCTGAGCAAGCCGTAGATTTGGCAGTGCCTATGGGGCAGTTTACGGTCAGGTTGCTGTGGGGAAGAAACCACATCAGAGTACTGTGCCATTTTGACAACGTAATGACTGAAGAGCATTATCATCCGCATGTGGATTCAAATGGGATCGTCTGTTATGGCAACATGCTCGCGGATGTGGAGGAGGCGCTGCAGGAGCGGAACTACCTCAAGGCGCTTCAGCTTACGAAGGCAGTCCTGACTAATTACTGCGATGACAATCCGTACATGCACTTGCATGATTTTGCCGAAACTTATGCGGACATGACCGGTTCGCGAACGCAGGTGCCTGAGTTGCCGCCGATGCGACTGTCATCTTCTCCGACCGATTCTGTTGGAATAGCAGCGAGAGCCCGTGCCTACTTCGGCGAAATGCCGGCAAACTTTTATACCAGGAGCACCGCAACGGACATGACCCTAGGGCCGGGCGTAGCACTCCCTATCCCCCAAGAGGAGGAAGCCAATGATTAGTTTTAAACTAGTAATCCCAGACGCAGTCTACCAAAAGGTCATGTGGTGGGTGAATAAGAGCAGGCACGAGGTGAGCGGTTTCGGCTCCCTAGACTTCGACCCAAAGACGAGCACATTCACAGTGCGCGATGCAATCCTCCTCAAGCAGGAGGTAGGTCCAACGAGTACGGAAATCGATGCTGCTGCCCTTGGCAAGGCTATGTTTGAGCAGCGCGCAGAGCCAAATGCGCTGAAGTGGCACTGGCATTCCCATGTCGACATGAATGTTTTTTGGTCTCAGGACGACAGAACACTCATTAAGAACTTGGGCAGTCAGGGCTGGATTGTGGCGACTGTCTTCAATAAGCAGGAAGAAATGAAGTCAGCTTTTTATGGCAAGGTGAAGGCAGCTTTCGGCGAGTACGACTATGAGGAAGAAACTTTCCTCGAAGACATCGAATGTTCCGTTGAGCGCTTCATTGCTGCTGAAGTCTACAAGCCCTGGGACAAGGAGTATGATGAGAAGGTAGCCGTTGAGAGGATTAGTACCGCGATTACGGCAGATGATTGGTCAGGTTGGAGTCCGTCAAATTACGCCTCGGGGTACTACAGACGGCGCGGTTTCGTTGCGCATGCCTTCCGGCAGCCCGGCAGTCCCGATGTAGCAGGTCAGCACGACCACGAAGGTCTTCGTTATTCTTACATGTACCAGCGTTGGGTCTACCATCCCTGTTTTGATGAGGCAGTCACTACGCAGGAGCAGCTCATGGAAGCTATTTTTACCATGGACGATGATGAGTGTTCTGCGGCCTGGAACTACTGCGCCAACCGGAAACAGGAAAAACGTTTTCAGGAGGCCTACATCAAGTGCCTCGACTTGGCAGAGGCCGCATATGAGGAAAGTGTCGTTGATGCAGAGGAAGTGAAGCGGCAGCGAGATACTACCTACTTGCCTGGAGGTGTCGGATGAGCAGGCATGAGCATTTGACGAGGCAGCTTGAAATCATTCCCCTCGAGTGCCTGACGCAAAAAATCACCATCATCGGCGCCGGTGCCATCGGCTCCTTTGCAGCGCTGAGCCTTGCAAAGATGGGCTTCGCTGACTTGCAGGTGTGGGACTTCGATGAGGTGTCAGTCGAAAACATGAATTGCCAGTGGTATCGGTTTGCCGACATCGGAAAACCAAAGGTGTTGGCCCTCGAGGCACTCATCAAGGATTTTACGGGCGTGGAAATTGAGGCGCGAAATGAACGCTACGAGACGCAAGACCTCAAGGGCATCCTTATCACTGCTGTCGACTCTATGGCCGTCCGTAAGCAGATTTTTGAACGGCTGAAGGCAGGCAACTACGGAGTGAATTGGCTCATTGATCCGCGCATGGCAAGTGAGGCAGCTCTTCAGTATGTCATCAACCCGTGGGACAGAAGGGACCGCGAAACCTACGAGAAGGTCCTCTACACGGACGCTCACGCAGTCGCAGAACGTTGCACAGCGAAGGCAACTATGTACACGGCAACGATGATCGCTGGCTACGTTGCGAAGGCAGTTAAAGACATCGTGACCAAGAAGCCATACGCCCGCGTCACTCATTGGAACATTGCTGACAACCACTTACAAAACTGGACCAAGGAAACCTTGCGAGCCGAAGCCTGACCACCCACAATTAGGGGACCACCCCTTAAGGAGGTCCCCCGAATGGCACTTCAAGACGTCATCAACGCGCAGATTCCCGTTTACCAAAACGGCGTGGTCGGCGTTGTTACCCAGGTGATCACGAATTCTTACAATCAGGGTTTGCAAGATCAGGCTTCTGCTGACGGAAGTCAGACGAGTCCCGCTGATGCTGCGACAATCTCAGCCCTGCAAACTCAGGTCGCACAGCTTCAGGCACAAGATGCTTCTGATGTTGCTGCCGGTCAGGCTGCCTTGGCATCTGCCAACAGCCAGATCGCAGCTCTTCAGTCGCAACTCAGCGCATTGCAAGCTCAAGACGCTGCCGATCAGGCCGTCATTCAGGGTTTTCAAAACTCTGTTGCCGGTTTGCAAGCAGCCCTCAACCAGCTCCAAGCAATTATTTCTCCGGCGCCTGCCCCGGCTCCGGTGACATCCCAAGCCAAGAAGTAGTTTGACATCCCCCTTGCCTCCGAAGGCTAATCACCTTCGGGGGTGAGACACATGAAGTCTTTCAAAGTTACGACGCCACCTAAGCTTCGTGAAAATGCAGACAAGAAGGTTGTGTTAGGTCCTGAGCACGGTTTTCGGCCGGGCACTGAGGTTACGACTGCGCCGATGTACTTCTTTCTGAACGCCGGCGGAGTCGGCGATTACATCAACTACATGGCGGCAATTCTTTGGAATGCGGCAAACCTCCCGTGGCTTCACGGTACCGTTTTTGTCTCCTCCTTCTTGGTCGAGTTCTGTTCATACCTCCTTAAGCCATTTCCTAACTGGAAGTGCCTCTCCGGTGAGCGCGTGCAGATGGAAACGGATGTTTGTTTTGCAGGTCCCGAGCTGAAGTTGGGGACTGGTCAGGTGATTAATCACCAGCTCCTTAATGCGACGGGCGCTCATCTGACGACCCTCGGTTTCGCCTACTATTCAAACATGACGCCGGCCCCTGCTGATGCGACCCTTCCTTACGTGAGCTTCCCGCTGAAGCGCGTCCGCTTTGAGCTGCGGGACAAGGTGGGGAAGTATGTTGTCTTCACTCCGGGTGCAGTTACTCCGGCCCGTGCAACTTACGGCCGTCACCTTAACCCCCTCATTGAGTGGGTGGTATCGCAGGGATACTTACCGGTCTTCCTCGGCAAGTCTGAGGTGACGCCGGACCTTGATCCGGTCTTCGCAGATGACATTGCCTGGGGCCTCGGCCTGGACCTCCGAAACAAGACGACCATCATGGAGGCCGCAGCAATTCTTCAATACTCAGCCGCAGTGGTCGGTCTGGACAATGGCCTCCTTCACCTAGCCGCTTGCACGGATGCAAATGTGGTCTTCGCCTACAACATCGTGGGCCCGAAGAACCGGGCGCCACGCCGGCACCCCTCCGTAAAAGGCGGCACATGGCACATCAACCTGACTGACCGGGACCTTCACTGCAACAACTGCCAGGACAAGTGGAAGCTCCTCATCAACCACAACTTTCATTCGTGTTACTATGTGGATAAGGGTGTGGATAAGCAGCCGAAGTGTGTGGACATGCTCTTTGCGGATGGAGCCGCCCGCTTTAAGGGCGCCTTGACTGAGGCCTTTGCCCGAGGGCAGACTTAGGCCAGCGTGCCCGGCAGAGGGAACTAACCTTAAGCCGGACCTAGATCAGCTCACCGGGGCCACGCTAACACCTCCGCTTCGCCGCCCCCATGTTAGACGGCCCGGTAGCGATCTCAGGTCCGGCTTCGGCGAGCGTAGCGAGCCGTCCGAAAGCGAGACCGAAGGTCGAGCCACTACAACAGGCGAAGCCACAGGAGGACTAATGCCAGCAAAATCACAAGCCCAGGCCGGTAAAATGGCCATCCTTTACGAGCAGGGGAAAATTACGAAGGGGCAGCGGGATGAGTTCCTTAAGGGGGTTAAGGTAAGCTCATTGCCGCAGAGGGTCACTCCCAAGAAGTCTAGTCCCGTGAAAACAGGCTTCGCACGGCCGGGCAGTCGGACCCATCCGGCGACGAAAGCGCGCTTGCGCGCACGGCGCGGACGGCGCTAAGCTTAAGGCAGCGCGCTAACATTACTCCATGGAGGGAGTTCATGAAAAATTTTAAGCCTAAAGGCAATGGCATGAAGGTGTCCCCGGAAGCTCACTCTGAGTGGTCCGACAAAGAGGGGAAACATTCGTCGGTTGGCATCAAGGGATATGGTGTCAGCATGTCTGGCGAAAATGTCATCAAAAAGAACGCCCGCTCGTTTGATCCTGGCGCAGGCGTGAAAACACATGAGGCGGCACAGGTGACGAAAAGTCATGGCGGTGGTCGTGGCAAGCCGGCATTCCCGTCTTACTCGGGCTCTTCCGGCCACAAAACTGGTCCGCAAAAACACGCAGGCAAGGGAGCCGAAGGCAGCACCAAAGGACCGGGCGGCGCAGGAAAACTCAATCACGGCAATGGCATTTCCGGCGGTAAGAAAACCGGACTCTGCTAAGGGAGGACACTCATGAGTGGTCTATCGGGCGGACTCCCCGGAGTCGCCGTTACTACGTTGGCAACGATTACTGTCGGGACGACTGCAGTGCAGGCCACTTCGACAGCCGGTCAGCTGGTTGCCTCGGTCTACATTGAAGCCGATTCCGGCAACACCGGCACCATTTATGTCGGCGATTCAAATGTCAGCACTACCCGCTACATGGGCGCTCTGACCGTTGTCGGTTCCGGCACAGCACAGGGCACCAACATCAAGGGCATGTGGATCACGGCACCGATGCCGGAACGCGCGGGCGCAAGCTCCTTGCAACTCGGCAGCATCTACTTTGTTGCAAGTGCCGCTTCGCAAAAGGTCCACGTGACTTACCTTGACCGCATGGGCGGCTAGGTGCTGATCTTGTCTTAGTAACAAACCTTTCCTTAGGGGGAAAAATGAAACTGTTTCTTGCAACACTCGCAGTGCTCGCTGTCGCATGTAAGAGCACGGCGACAAACTCTGGCGTCCTCGGTCCTTTGACCAGCGCTGGCTGCGATCTTGAGTCCGGTTTGACCTCGTCATTTGGTGCCGCCCTAGCTGGAGCTACTGGAGCTAGTGACCCAGTTGCTTGCGGTGCTGCTCTTCAGTCGGCCCTTGGAAATGCTAACCTCTGCGCAACCGCTGTCCCGAGTGCGTCAGTGGCGTCGCAAGGAGTGGCTAAGGCTGCCGTCGCAGCTCCAAAATACGCAACCCTCGGTGACATTCCGGCATCGGCTCTGCACTTGCCGGTCAAGGGAGCGCAAATCAAAGCACAAGTCGTTGCGAAGCTAGGAATCATCGGAAGTATTGCTTGCCCTATTGCCGACTCGGCAATTGTCGGACTCCTGACAGGTGCAATCCCGGCAGCTTGCTCTGGCAGTACTCCTTTGACTGCATCTGCAGCAAATGCTGCTTTGGTCACGGCTTGCACAGCCCTTCTTTCAGGACTGCCCTAATGCAAATCATTGACCTGACCTTTGACAACAATCAGGGCGACGTAAAGGCAGACCTTGTGAAAGGCATCATCACTATTGTGGTGTCGGAGACCAATCCGCAGTTCCCGGGCGGCCTGAATGTGAACATTCCGCTCGACCCATTCTTTGGAAAGTTGCAAGCACAGGCACCGAACTGGTTCGTCAAGGAAGCGGAAGTCCTGGCTCAAGATGCCATCGACGATGTGACCTGATGCCGATCGTTCTTCCTATCTTAGCAAGGGTGGCACAATTCGTTGTGCCGCCTCTAATTCAACTGGTCATCATGCATCTTCAGGCAAAGAAAAATCGCTCGGGTCTGAGTGAACAAGCCTCGGTCACGCTCACGCAGCACCAGCAGGCCTTGGCGGCCCTAAAGCCGCTCTCTGAAACACCTCAGGCACCGCATGGCTGATCTTAACCTTAGCATGCCTTATGTGCTTCAAAATGAGGGCGGGTACACCGTTGATGACGGTGGCCCGACCAACTTCGGCATTGTCGAGCAGGACCTCGCAACTTACCGAGGAATCCCCGTCTCTACTATTACAGCAGAAGACATCAAGAACCTGACCGTCGCCGAGGCGACTGCAATCTACGCCAAGGAGTATTGGCAACCCATGGGCCTTAGTGCTGTGAATGATCAGAGCATCGCAACGGCGATCTTTGATGCCGGCGTGAATATGGGCATAGGCACGGGCGCACGCCTCGCACAACGGGTCGTCGGTGCAACTGGGGATGGCATCATCGGACCAAACACACTCCTGGCCATCAACACCTGGACGAGGGCCAATTTCATTCCGCCATTTGCAAACGCAGTCCTGACGCATTATCAGGGAATCGTCGCAAGTGACCCAGGAAAGTACTCCCGATACTTCCCCGGCTGGTCCGCACGGGCAAAGCGTCTCCTGACTTTGGCCTAACGTCCAGTAGCTAATTGCCAAGTTACCCCGCACACTTGGGGTAATGAGTGAGCCGCGCATAGTCCTATTTGATTTAGAGACTCTGCCCAACCTCCGCGAGGCAATGAAAATTTGGCCTGGCATGAGTAACTATCCGGGCCTCACCCTCAAGGCATCAATCAACACGCTCATATGTTTCGGTTGGCAGACACTCGGCGAAGGTCCCGCAAAGTGCCTCTCGGCCTGGGACTTGCCCGGATGGCAAACCAACATCAATGATGACCGGGAGCTTTGCGAACAAGCCTATGTTACCCTCAAAGATGCTGATGCAGTCGTCACCCACAACGGAAAACGATTCGACTGGCGCTTCCTGCAAACGCGGCTACTGCTGCACGGTCTGCCACGTCTTCCAGACATTCCGCACGTGGACACTAAAGCTATTGCCTCTTCTAAACTTTATCTGTTTAGTAATAAACTAGACAACATCGCCGGAAATCTGCGGCTGGAGCGGAAATTAGACCACGAGGGGTGGGACCTTTGGGTCAAGGTGAGTGAGCGAAACCCCGAGGCCTGCGCACTCATGGCTAAGTACTGCACGCAAGATGTGAACGTCTTAGCACAAATATTCGAGAAGCTCAGGCCATTCGCGCAGAACCTGCCTAACCAAAATCTGTTTAGTGTGGGCGGACAGGGACGCAACGTCTGCCCGTCCTGCGGCAGCACCCGACTGAAGTCCGGGGGAATCAGGGCGACAAAAACCATGACCTACCGCCGCTACTGTTGCCAAGACTGCGGCTCGTGGAGCAGAACCGACGTAAAGGACAAACTACCGAGGTCAGTGTGAGGCGCCGTCAGGTGCAGTGGCTCCTCTTCCTCCTGCTACTCATCTGCTTCGTCCTAACACAACTCACCTTCCTGTGCGTATGGAGGTTTTACCGTGGCTAACCCTCTTCGCTTCCTTGAACTTGTCTTTGTCACTTGGGTTGACTCGGAGACCGAGCAGGGCTGGGGACACTACGAGGACTCTGCCTTTAAGGAAAATACTTCCGTCGGCTACCTCATTTATCAGGACATGACGAAGTATGTGCTCGCAGGTGACTATGACCCGGAGACAGGCCACTTCAACCGCATCCTCCGAGTGCCGAAGGACTCAGTCCGTAAGCTTCGCGTGGTGACGGTTTTGCCCTTGTCCCGGCTGCGCGAGTGAGGAGCACTCGCAATTATCCTGCCTATCCTCGACGCGGTCGATGCGCTTATCCTGTGCAGCAATGTGATCGATGACCACGGCAACTTTTTCATTCAGCTGTTGGATGCTGTTGGCAGCATAGGCCGCAATTCCGATCAGCACCCAATACGCGAGACGATCCCACAACTGGCCAAAAGTCAGACGTCCTTCTGCAGCAACACTTTTTTCTGACACTCTGCCCTCCCTCGTAGTTGCTCATTCATCAGGCAGTCACGCAAATACCTGTCTTAAATTGTCTGAAAAAAATTCTTGCAGCACAAGGCGTGTCTCGCCTACCGTTGATTTGTTACATCAGCCTCTTCGGAGTTACTTGAAAATGGAAATAGCAATGCAAGCTGGTCAGGTGCCACAAGTGCCTGCGCAGCCAAAGGAAATGCTTTCTGTCCGCCTTGATGAGTCGATAGGCACACTCAAGGTGCGCATAAACTTTTCATCACTTGCCGTTATGCAGGAGTGCTGGAGGAAGGTCGAGTACTCGTTGCTACGCGGACTCCGCAGTCAGTTTGAGTCACCGGCAACGCTCTTCGGGACGGCCATTCACAAGGCCCTTGAGGTTTATTACTCAGCGCCACGCACAGCGCGCAATCTGCCAGAAGCCTTCGATGAGACCATGCGTGCGATTGGTGTGGGTCAATGGCAAGACTCTTGGGCAAATGAAGTTGTCTTCTTAGCTGCGCAGGCATTCGTTCTTAAAGCAGCGCCGCTGGCAGCACTGCCGGCCGAAAACAAGCACTCAGTCGTCACGGGCGTTTGGCTACTCACTCACTACTTTCAGCGTTATGTTACGGACCCCTTTGTGGTGTTGCATGACAAGGAAGGTCCCGTCGTCGAGCGGCGCTTCTCATTGCCCCTAGGGTCCTTCAAGCACAATCACCAACACATAGACGTAGAGCTGTTTGGCCAAATCGACGCCGTTTTGATCAACGAGCAAACGGAGCAGGTACTCGTCGCTGACCACAAGACCACGGGCCAGCTCTATGGCTTCTATGACCGCGTGAAGCCGAATCATCAATACACGGCCTACTTGCTCGGAGCGCGTGACGTCCTCGGCATTGCAAGCAACGGCTTCCTCGTCAACGCCATCGAGAAGAAGGCCATTCCGAAAACTGCGCGCGGAACGCCGCCGCAGTTCGCCCGCCAAATCACCACACGCACGGAGGATGATTTCAATGAACTTCGATCCGCTATCTTTCACGCAGTTGAAACATTTCTGCGCCTCCGTGACCAAGGCCATTGGCCACAGACTGCTCCTGGCCCTTGTGGCAATTACGGTGGCTGTCCGTACCTCGAAGTGTGCGCGGCGCCGAAGGAACTTCACGAAACGGTCATCAAGGCAAAATACCAAGAGACAGGAGCGCACACATGAAGCTAATTGATTTGCCGACGAAGGACCTCGTGAAGTTGTTGGTAGTTGGTCCGCCCGGTTCCGGGAAGACCATCCTTGCAGCTGGCTTTCCGTATCCCATTAAGTACCTGGACTTCGATAACAAGGTGTCATCGGCGGCACGCTACTATCAGGATGACAAAGAACGACTTGCCAACATCGACGTCGTGAATCTGAGCGCGGCCCTGCAAGACAACCCGATGACGGAACTCATGAAGGTCATCAACGAGTTTGTGTCTTACCAGCGCGCATCTAAATATCCCTACAAGACTCTGGTCCTTGATAGCATCACTACTTTTTCCTCCGTGGTCCTGCAGGGGATCATGAAATCCAATCCAGGCATCAACCGGGTAAAGACGTCACAGGGTGAGCACCCCGGCTTACAGGACTACGGCATTCTTAAGAGGGAGTTTCAGAAGCTCATTCCTGGCCTACTCACTCTCGACATCAACGTCGTGATGACGGGCCACGTAGAAATCAGCAAGGACGACACGACGGGTGAGCTGATTTACGGCGTGCAAATGGACGGAAGTTTTGCGCAGCAGCTGCCCATTTACTTCGAAGAAGTTTATGTGGCTCGCGTGGAAGAACAGAAGGGTGAACGACGTTACCTACTTCAGACTCAGAGCGATGCGAAGTTCAAGTGTCGCAGCCAGATTCCGAAGCTGCCGGCAGTCATCCCCGCAAGCTACAACGAAATTATTAAACAACGCCCGTAATGGGCACAAACAAAGGAGCAACCAATGCCACTAATCACACCTGACCTCAGCGAGGTCGACAGCAACGAAATCGCGCCCGGCACTTACGCTGCGCGAATCAAGGACGGTACACTCAAGACCAGCCAGGCGGGCAAAGAGTACATCGAATGGACGCTTGAGCTGTTCGGAAATCCGACCGTCAATAACCGTCTGGTTTGGCATCGCACCCCCTTCACAGGTAAGGGAGCGTTCCGCTTTCAGCAAATGTACAAAGCGGCAATCGGTCAGGACATGGACGGAAATCAAGCAGTCGACACTGACAGCATGATCGGTAAGGAAATCACTGTTGGCCTCGTGAACTCACCGGACCAAAACGGACGACTCCGCACCGAGGTCAAGACCGTTACTGCGCACAAAAATTAATTCGGGTATCTGCGGAAGTCTCCTTGGTTCGCTCACCCAATCTCATACCGAAGAGGGCAGGGTAGGGCCGAAGGACAATTGGGCCAGGGGGACTCCGCAGGTCTTTTGTGTGCTGCCTTTCACACGAGCCGGGCACCCTTTGTCCGCCCGTCCAAGGCACCCAAACGCTATGACTCCTTTATAGTCCACAGCAAGGACACGAGGGCGGCGATGACTGGGGAAGGCAGCACAGAGGAGCTTCATGGAAGAGCAACTAAACAAACTTGCCGTGGTCACGGAATGGCCACTTGGTCCGGGTTGGGAATCTGACTTTCTCGCCCGCACATTGCTCCGGGAGGGCATCAGTGAAAAACAAATTACCTACTTCAGCTTACTTGAGCGGCGGCCCTCGGGGGGACACATTCACGCTGTTGGTGAAGAAGCCCTCGCAGGGTTCGAAGAAAATTTGCGTCAAACTGTGCGATTGGGACACTGGAAAGCTGTACTCACTTTGGGAGACAGTCCTACACGAGCACTCGGAGGGACAAGTGGCATTGACAAATGGCACTGTAGTCCCCTCTGGCGAGACGGATCATGCATTGTGCCTGCCCTCCCCATGCAAAGAGTCTTCATTGACCTGAGTCAGCAGGTTTGGCTAATCATTGCGGCCCGAAAGGTGGCGCGTGCCCTGCGGGGCGAACTAAAGGAGCAGACGCATGTTCACTATCTCAATCCCCCTCTGGAAGAGGCTTTGGGTATCCTTGAGTCTCTTCGAGACCGACAACAGGTCGCTCTGGACATCGAAACTGGTCGCGGTCAGATTAACACGGTGGGTTTTGCTTGGTCGGCAACCGAAGGGGTGGCAATTAATACTCTCCCTGATCGACTTTCAGGAGCAAATTATTCCCGATTATGGTCAGTCATCCGTGATGTTGTTGAGTCCGATCAGCCTAAGCTTCTGCAGAATTTCATCTACGAAACCCTCTACTTCAGTCGCTACGGTATTCGCCTCCGGGGAGTCACGCACGACACGATGATTTGTCAGAAGTTCTTGTGGCCGGAGTTGGAAATGGGTCTCGACGCCATTGGCCGCATGTACACTGACATGCCTTATTGGAAAGACGACAACAAGGATTGGAGCAACATCCGTGATTGGCAAAAGCACTACGAGTACAACTGCAAGGATACGACTGGAACGTTTGCGGGATACCTCGGACAAACTGCTGACCTCGATCAACGAGGATTGCGTGACGTCTACTTTGGATATATTGCTCGACTATTTCCTGCAGTTGCAGAAATGTGCTCCCGGGGACTTCCTGTCTCCGAGCGTGCTCTTCGTAGTTTGCAAAGCAAGGTTGATGGGGAATATACAGCTGTACTTGCTGACCTCCGGAAGTTACCCGGTGCTGAGCGCCTCAATCCCAGGTCACATGCGCAAGTTAAATCCTTTCTCAGCAGCCCCCCTCGAAAATACAAACTCCCGAAGAAACGGGACTCGGCGACAAAGACCTGGAAAGATAGCTCAGACGAAAAGTCACTGAAGAAACTTCGCGTGAAGTACCCGGAGGACCCGGCTCTTCCAGCACTCCTCCGCCTCGCAAAATTAGGCAAGATCATCAGTAGCTACCTGTCATTCGGCTATGACCCGGACGGACGGATGCGCTATCAGATTATTGCCGGCGCCACGGAAACAATGCGAATGGCCGGCTACTGCGACCCCTGGGACAGGGGCGTAAATCCGCAGACTATTCCCGGAGGCACCAAGGGCATCAACGTGAAACAGATTTTTCATGCGGAGCCGGGTCACTCCTTCCTTCAGTGTGACCTTGCGCAGGCGGAGTCACGCTTTGTCGCTTACGATGCGCCGGACCTAGGTCTGATTCGCGTCTTGGAAGATCCGACAAAGGACATCCACTCAATGGTGGCTGTTGAGATTTGTCAGCAATGGGGAAAGGACCCTGTCGCTGAGCAGGCCCTGCCTACCTGGAAGAAAACTTGGAGGCAACTCGGTAAGAAGTCCGGCCACGGTGCCAATTATGGTGAGCAGGAAAACACCCTCATCGACACCTGTCTCAGTGAGCTGGATATTGTTCTGACGAAATCCGAAGCAAATAAAGTGCTAGAAGCCTATCACACGTTGTTTCCGGGCATTCGCCGATGGCATAAGAATATTCGAGAAGAAGTTGTGCTTCGGCGGAAGCTAACCACTCCGTGGGGCTGGGAGCGTCAGTTTTTTGGTCGCATGAATGACGACACATTTCGCGAGGCTTACGCATTCCGTCCTCAGGCTACCATACCTTATTTGATCAACCAGCTCATGCTGCACCTTCTGGCACAGAGGGGGCGGGGACTCCTCGACTTCCGTCTGCTTCTGCAGGGACATGACTCGCTGCTCCTGGAAGTGCCAGACAGAGCCCTTGCCGAGGTGACGGCAACTTGTAACGATTTATCTTCGTGGCAGCCCGGCTTCGACCTTGCCGGCGGCCACCTCGTCATTCCCGTGGAAGTAGCAACTGGAAAAATTTGGGGGGACCTATGAAAGACGACAAGAAGATGGTTTTTGATTTGCAGCAAGTCGGTGCCGGAAGTCCTGGCGATGTTCCGCCAAAGGCCCGCGTAGCCCTGCTTCGTGCTATTCAGCAAGTGCTGCTCGAGCGGAAGGAAGAGATTTTTGCGCGTGCGCGAAAGATTGCCAAGGACTTGCCTTAATGGCGCGGCATTTTTCGGACTGGCTCACCGACTACGCGGAATATGCGAAGGACGACTTTTGTCCTGACAAGTTTCACTTCTGGACCGGCATCAGTGTGATTGCAACGGCCCTTGAGCGGAAGGTCTGGTCAGTGATCGACAACGTGACCTTTTATCCTAACCTTTATGTGTTGCTGATTGGCCGGCCCGGCGTCGGGAAGTCGAAGGCGACGAGCCTCGGTGTGGGTCTCCTCCGGAAGCTCGACGACATTAACTTCGTAGCTGCACACAACTCCGAGGCATCGCTTGTGAAGCAGGCAGCCCGTTGGAAGAAGTTTTACGTTGGTACTCGTGAGTACACGCAGGCAGCAGCCTTCCTCTATGCGAGTGAGGCCAGCAACACCATTAAAGAGCTTGCGGGAGGCGGCGAGATTAAAGCCTGCCTTACGGACTTCTATGACTGCCATGATATCTGGAAGAAGGAGCTGGTAAAAGAGGCCATCGTCATCAACAACGGCTGCTTCAATGTGCTGGCCTGCTCGACCTTCGCCTTCCTCAAGCAACTCGTACCTAAGAAGGAAGCCGATGGCGGTTTTGCGTCTCGGTTCATCTATGTAGCACAGCGGGAGTATTTCGCGAGGAAGCCTAAATGGCATCGCGTGGAAAAGTCTTATGACTTCCTGGGAAAGCTACTTGATGACCTGCGCGACATTCATGCGATGAGCGGTCAGTTTTCGCCGACCGATGACCTCATCAGTGCATTTGAAAATTGGTTTCCGCAGCAGGACCTGGAAAGGCAGCTCATGCCGTCCGAGCGGCTGCAGGGCTTTCTGACTAGGAGGCACACCAATATCGTGAAGCTTGCGATGATTGTGTCGGCAAGTGAGTCGTCGTCGGGGAAGCTGACCCTGGCCCATTGGCAAAGGGCTACGCAGCTTTTCAATGAGCTTGAGCTAGACATACCATTCATCGTCGACCAAAGCGTGGATAAGGACAGCGAGCAGAGTATCAGCTACCACATCATGAAAACCATCGAGGACTTGGGCGGTGAATGTGGGAAGTCGGAGCTGCTTGCGACATTGCTCCGGAAAGGCGTACCTACAAGCAAGATAGAAATACAACTAAATGGTCTTCAGAGAGCGAAGCTAATCGAAGTCAACGTCGCGGACGGCGGACGGTGTAAACTGCTTGCGAACCCGAAGGACTATCTCTGAGTCATTTGCCGAGTCGATGATGAGGAAGAGGCCCTGTTTGCTGATAGCAGTCCAGATGCCGTGGATACGGAGTTGGTCTGCCGTTGGCAATTGATGAAAGGCATGTCTGGCTTCTGGCGTGCTGAAGTTCACGGGCCACCCTGAGGCTGAATCATGTCTTGGATAGTTTGGCCAACTGTGGCCGCCCCTCGTCCGAATGTTTGGCCAAGACCCGGACTAAGAACGCTGCCGAGCTTTCCTGCCGGTGACGCTCCGATGTCTAGGGCTTTTCGCAAAGCGAAGGGCGCAACACCCTCACCGCTGAGTTTTGGTTTCGCATTTCCGAGGGTGTCCATGGCTGAAAGGTTTCTCGCCTGGCCGACAAAATCTTGACCAGTTATTTCACTGAGCTTCCTCAGAGCCTCATAGTTGGTGGCACTGCCACCCCTTGCTCCGGGTGTGTATTTGCCGGCAGCGAGAAGACTTGATTCAGGCTTTCCCGCTTCAAGGAGGCTCCTGTTGATTGTGTCATCAATGTTGTGAAGGGCTGCGAGATTGTTGTTTGCCTCCTGAAGGCCCTTCGGAAGGGCTTCGTTAGTCAGGACACGAAACTTGGCAGCTGCATTTTGAGCTGCTCTTGCGACCTTATCGCTTTTGCCCTCATAGGCTGCCTGCGCCTGCTTTTGTAGCCACTGCTTTAGGTCGTGTGCGTCTGAAGCAAATATCTGACCATTTTCGTCAAACTTCTTCCTGACGGTGTCGATAAGCTGCTGGATGCTGTCTTTTTGTGCCGCTGCTTCCGGAAGGTCACTATCAATTGCTGATTTCGCGGAGTTGAGAGCGGACAAGACACCTTCAGGATTCACACGCTCAGTGCTGCCCTTGAGGGCTTGGCTGATTTGCGCGTTCATTTTGCCCGAGAAGTCATCGAGCCAACCCTTCATGGTATTTCGGACCTGCGTGGCTGCGGCTGCAATATTTCCGTTAGTGTCGTTTGTCAGCTTCATGATTGCAGCGCCGGCTTCACGGTAGCGTGCGATCACGGAGGGTGGGACTAAGTGTTCTGCTGCAGCGCCGACACCCTTGGCGACACCTTTAAGAAGAGCGCCACCGGCACCCTGCATGACGGCGTCTTTGGCACCTTCTTCAGCGGCATCGGTCGCGATGTCGGCAGATGACTTCTTTCCGCCATAAAGCCAGTTGTTGAGGTAGTCTTTTGCTGCTGAGCCTGCAGCACCACCTGCGCCTGCTCCGACAGATTCTCCGCCTAAACCGCCCGTAGCAACACCGCCAACTACGGCACCGACAACTGATCCCGCTGCCGGCATGGCATTGACAACCTTCTGCCCGAGTGTCGGTTCTGCGGGTGGCTTGATCGAGCCCGGATCAATATCCGTGTGTGAAATGGCGGCCGTTCCGTCTGGCAGATGAATAGACGTCGGATCTACTTCGATGTGAGCTACTACTTTTTCACCCATGCGCCGCCCTTCCAAATGACGTCTTGCCCGTCCTTAGTCTTGGCTATGGTGCCCTCAGGATAGCTAGGTGATGCTCCAGCATCGATTGTCTCGGTACTGCCTGCACCACCAGATGCTGCTCCTTCAGAAGGCACATTGGCATATGTCTTCTGATAGGCAGCGCGCTTCGTCCTGATCGTGTCTTGCACGCGGGGATTTGTGTTTGATCGGTAGTCATCGGCAACATTTTCGAATTGATCCAAGATTTGTTTCCGCGAATCTTTCCGCACATTTGTGATGTTGGCAAGGAGCTGGTCAATGAGGGCCTTGCCCTGCTTGGTCTTACGAAGGTCTTGCGTTGCGCCTACGTTTTGGAGGAGCGTGTTGAGTTCCTGCGCATAGGTGTCCGGAAGTTCCCGATTAACCTTGCCTTCGGTAGAATTTCCGCCAGGCGCAGTCGCGTTCATGTAGTCGTTGTAGGCAAGGTTGAGGTCCTTTGCTGTGACTGGACCGTTTGCCTTAAACAAGATCGATGACGACTTCTCAAGCGAGTTGAGGTTCTTCTTCGTATTCTTGATGATGTCGTCTTTTTCAAAGGCGGATCCGGCGGCTGCCGCGTTTTGGTTTTTCATTTCGTCAACACGACCCTGCATGCCGGATGCTTTGGCCTGACCTGATTTGATGAGGGCCTGTTGCTGGTCAACCTTGTCGAGGAAGTCAGTGTACTTGTCGATGTCACCGCCGAAAGCATCAAGGACATGAGCTGCCTGATCAGGGTTCTGGGCACCTCCTGCGCGGCCAAATTGGTCCATGGCCCAGGCAATTTTTTGCATGTCCTCAGGACTCTTTTTCATGATGTCGACAAGCTTAGGGTCGAAGCCAGGAGAAATGCGCTGCATAGCCTTGCCAAAGTTATCGAGCATGATGTTTTGTGCAGGGCCTAGGGTGCGGCTGATTTTGCCGACGTTTTGAATGACCCAATTTGCTTTGCTCATCTCGTGCTGTTGCTTGTCCATTTCGAGCTTTTCGCGAGCCTGCTGCGCATCTGTGCTGACTTGATAGGCCTTGAGTGCGTCGCCGACAGTGGACGAAAGCTGGTCCGTTGCGTTCTGTGCTCCGCCAATTACTTCTGATGCTAGTCCTGCCATTACTTCCTCCTGCCTAGTCGTTTGCGAAGTAGGTGGTGCTCAAATGAAGTGCTCGCTTCCTTGTCAAACTTCTTAAGGACCTCTGCGACTCCGGGGACGCTGCGGTAGTTTTTGCCGAAGCGTCTGCTCAGTGCTGAAACCAGCCGATGTCGGCCTAGTGGCGTGTATTCAAGGCGTGGCATATTTTCACCAAGGACATGGGGCAGATCATGCAACTCGAAGCCGTGCTGCTTGATTCGCTCACCGTGCTCGCCCATGAGTTCACCTAGGGTTGTGCCTTTTTTGTTAGGCATTCATTGTCGGGGTACCCCCGCCTCCTGCGCTCAGTGGGTTTAGGTAGTTAGGGTCAATGGCTGACTGCATGGTGTTGCTGTATTGCCCTGTGCCTGTCATTGGTGTTGTCTGGCCGGGTGACCTGCCATAACGAGCAGCTGCGAAGCCCAGGCCCAACTTGCCGAGGTTCTGGAGACCTTGGCCTGCGATTTGCTGACCGGCGTACTGACCGCCAGCTGCAGATACGGCAGCAGCTTCTGGACCAGCCATCGCGCCTAGGGATTGCTCGACGGTTTGTGCCTGCTCAAGTTTGTTCTTGTTTGTAGGATCCGCAGCACTCAGCTCGTTGAGAGTGCTGTTGGCACCGCCAGAGGCGCTGGCGAGGCCATTCATGCCGCTGAGGCTAAGACCGCTGAGCTGCTGGATGTAAGACTGGTTGGCATTCGTAACTGTGTTTTCCGTGTCGAGATCGAAGCGCTGAAGTTGTTGAAGACCTGCGGAAGAATTCGCTCCGACGCCTGACGAGTTAAGTTGGTCAACCAGCTGTTGGCGCTGTTGAGCGCGCTGGTCTTGGATATTTTTGACGGTGGGTGCTTGCTGTCCGTTGAGGAGCTGCGCGAGCTGTCCACCTGCAGAGACAAGTGCGGGCTCAAGGGACTGCGCGAGACTTTCCTGCCTTTGCACAGTAGCTTCTTGCGCCTGCAGTGCGGTTCCGTAAGAGGAAAGCATACCTGGAGTCAGGGCACTGCTGACTAGGTCTTTTGCTTGGCCCGTCTGCTCCTTAACAAAATCCATCCAGCGCTGCGCGGCTGATTGCTGAGCACTTGCGGCTGAGGAGGCTGCATTTGCGTTAAGTAGTGTTCCGCCGACAAGACTTGCGCCACCAACACCAACTGCTACCCAACTCATTTCGGTGCCCCCTCTGAAAGAATTTTAGCACCCTCTTTGAGCTGATGCTGTGTCCAGGCCTGACTTTTGTCGATAAGTTGCTCTTCGAGTTTTGCGACATCGGTCTCCTCTGTCGCATGAATGTTCACGAAGATGACGTCCTCTAGGGTGAGGGCGAGCTTCCTGCCCGGAGGTGCAACAAAGATCATCGGGGCCTTGATTTCGCGGATACTGCCATCTTCGGCAAGGAGGCGCATGCTGCCCTTCATGAGGAGGCAGGTGTGCGCGGTCTTGTGAGTGTGACCTAAGATGACGTGACCTGCGGGTGCATGCATTTCGCGAAAATAGAGGCCCGGTCCGAAGCCGTTGTAGCAAGGGTAATTGCCCTTCTCGGGCACCTTGAGGAGTTCCTCTTCGATTTGGTCGAGGCGCTTTTGCCTTGTTGGAAATGCTATGACTTCGCCCATTAGCCCCACCAGCCTAGGATTGGCACGCTGAGTTGCATTTCAATGGCGAATTGCGTTTGTCCGAGGTGAAGCGGTCCGGATCCGCCAGTAGTCCCCACACCGCCAGAAGTACCTGCTCCAATGCCTCCTGCCACAAAATAAACCTGAGTACTGCTATACAAAAATGCAGTACAGGGGCACTCGTATTGTGTTGCATAGGCTACCGCTTCCTGCACAAAGCCACTGCCTATGCATGTACCGCCCTTGCCAATATCCAAAGAATTATCAGGTGCCGTTGTCGGAAGGGTGGCCTTACTGACATCAGCCGTAAAGGAGTTTGGCAATGTCATAACAAGCAAACCCGTTCCAGCTGTGCCAGCAGCAGTTTGCGCATAAGTTAGGAGGATGAGGGCTTGGTCTCCGACGCGGCGAAATTTAACGGAATCAACAGCAACCGTACCCTTAGCTCCGGCAGTTCCCGTCATGGTAAGAATTGAGGTCCCTGCTAGTATCAAGTTACCTGGAATGTAGTGGCTTTGGATGAGCACCTGTTGCCCGTCACTGAAGAAGGTCCACATTTCGTTCTGCGTATTCATAGTGACGGAGAAGTTATTCTGGATTCCCTGAGCTGTACTTCCCCCAGGTGAGAGCGCAAAGACAACGGAGGTCGTGTTATTCGTCCAGATGGGCGCCTGACTGAGGGTGGCCGAAGATCCCGAGGTCCAGACAACGGTCGTGCCAGGCTGAATTCCCTGACCTGATATCATGTAGGTAACTCCGGCGCTCAGTCCAGTTGTCGCGGCAAGGGAACTGATTGTCGTGCTCCCTTGTGAAAGGTTCCCTGTGGTCGAGAGGACCGATGTCCCGAAGGCTTGAATTGTTACTGCGTTTGTCGTGCCGTCCGTCTTAACGAAGCTAATTGAATTTCCGCGCCACTGCTGCGGCGGAGGAAGGACCTGCGTAAAGGCAGATGAGGTCGCGTTGCATTCGATGAGCTTCTGCGTGAATTGGATGTTGTAGGGTAACGGATAGCTTGCAGCTGCACCTGTAATGAGCGAGATGGGTGAGCTATTGTCGTTGCGGAATAACGACTCAACTTCGTAGGCCGGTGAGGTGACGTTGATTTGTGAGCTTGCGTTGTAAAATGCCCAGCCCAGGCAGCGCCACGGATTGGATGGGTGGTAAAAGCCCTGGAGGTCGCCACGTCTGTCGAACGGGGCAATGGGACTAACCCAGGTGTTTCCAGGTGAAGGTCCTGCGCTAACGTAAAAATAAATCATGGTACTTGCGCTCAGGGATTGGCCACTTTCAACGCTGCTGCTCGTGGACCAAACGGGCATCGACTCACCGAACTGTAGAGTTGTACCGTAAACACTGATCTGGCCGCCTGGGTATTTTGCACGGACAGTGCTTGTGCTTTCTGGGAAGAGTTCGATGGTGTTGAGGTTGCTGTAGGTTTCAAAGAAGTCGAAGCTTCGCGCACCGACAGTGACGCCTGCGGAAGTAGTGATGCAGAGGCCGATAAGGGTGGCATTCGCCGCAACCCAGGCGGTGCCGTTGTACATTTGCCAGAGCTGCAAATTGAAGTCGTACCACATGTCGCCTGATGCTGGAGAGTTCGGGGCTGTGCTCGAGTAGGTGGGATTTGTGTAGACAGCCTGAATGCCGCCGCCCGTGTTTGCGTAAATCCAAGCGAGCTTTTCAAGTGTCCAGGTACCGCCGTTACTGGTTGTCTGGCGTCCCATGAGTGAGGATGAGCTGTTGTAAAAGTAGCCCCGGAAGGCCTGTGTGAGTGAGGTGCTGCTTTCGACACGGCAGAGGACATACTCAGCAGTTCCGTTGTCGGTCTTGAAGGCGGCGAGCTGACTCGTAAGTGCAGATACGGAACTTCCCATCGTAGCTACTGTGATAGTGCTGCCATTTTCACCTACGAGGGCACTGTTGCCGGAAGCGAGTGTTGGGTCGTTCATGACCAAGGTGTTGTTGGTGTTTGGCGCTGAGCTTAGTCCTGTGAGTGTGACGTTTGTGCTGATGGTGTAGGTGTTGCCGCCGATTCGGTAAACGAAAGGAGTGCTTGCACCTTGCAGGGTCACTGAATTTGTGCTGCCGGAGGGGACAAGGAAGACTGGCTGACCATTTGTGCTGACGAGGCCCGAGCTGATGCTGTTTGCCTGGATGTTTGCGCCGAGGGCGGAGTTAAGGGCCGCAAGGGAAACGGACGGCGGCACGTACCAGTAAGAGTTTCCTGTAATTTGCGCAATGACATAGCGAAGTCGCTCAATCTCGCCCGACAGGGAGGCTGCGAGTGACTCGCTTCCGATGGTTCCAGGATTGGTCTGGACTTGCATCTGCGCAACGTTAGCGGAGTAGCCTTGCATTTCCTGCGGGATGAAATTCGTGATGATGTTGTTGAATTCGTTGTTGAGGGCAGTCGCAGTAAGAACTTGCGTAGGACCCCAAACCGTTAGACGACTAAAAAGACCACCCACAGTTTCCCCTTCCTTAGGGCGCTGCGATGCGCGTTTGGTCCTCACTGAGCGGGCGAAAGCCTATTCCTAGCTTACTGACCCTAAAACTCTCGTAGGCGTTGCTGTTGTAGCAGCGAAGGCTGATGCGACGACCCGTGCCGTGAATGGGCACAATGATTGTCTGCTCCTCCTCGACGCCAAGGATACTCGTCCCTAGTGTAAACGAGCCTAGGTAGTTTGTGTCAATTGTCATGGCCGCCGTGACGGTTTCGCTGAATTTACCGTCAATCCAGACGTCGACATTGAGGCTGTTGTTGCCGAAGGGTGTGAAGGTGACGGCGAGATGATCAAACTGCTTTTGCTTTTCGCTGAGTTCTTGATTGTACACTGCGTCAAGCCAACGAAAGTCCAGGTACGGCGTTTTGAATTCAGCCGTGTAGCCGGTTGTGGTGCTTGAGGTCAGAATTGCGCAAGTGGGCCAGTCGGCGAAGTAGAGATAGCCGTTTGTGCCGCCGTACATGGGGCGGGGAATGCCGTTGATGTCGCGCCTGAGGCCGATGCAGTCTGCCTGATAGTGGGACCAAAGTCCGAATTTTGGCGCTTGGTCACGGCTTACGTCATAGACGATCATGACGTCGTTGTTTGGTAGCATGCCTGAACGCGCCGTGAAGAAGGCCTGCCCCTTGTCGGGGTAAAAGACGGATTGCATGAAAGGGGCTGACTGAATGGGGCTCGTGTAGGTGCGGAAGAACTGGCTTACGAGCTGTTGTTTGAAGACGTCGCCCTGGGAGTAGTTTCCGTAATTGAGTGTGGCTTTGAGACTCGTAACGTTGCCGGGTGCGGAGGCGAGGAGCATGTCGTCGATGACCTGGGCGTTGCAGCGGGCATTCGCCATGCTCATGCCGTCGCCTAATTTCTTAAAGTACCAATTAGTCGTACTCGTATCGGTGTCGATGAGTTGGTAGAGGAAGTCGCCCTGCTTGAAGACGAGGAGTGAGCCTTTGTAGACAAAGGCCCCGATGATGTCGCCGCCCTCACCCGCACCGACGGTGATGTTGAGAGTGCTGCCGCCTGTTTGGAAGTCTTCGTGGTTGGTCGTATTGCTGCCGTAGGCGTTGCTGCGCATGAAGACCCAAAGCCGGCTTCGGTGGATGAGGCCAAATTTTGGGAAATAGCTGCTGTAATTGGTCGTCGGTGTGGGGTTTGGCCAGTCAGTGGCCGGGAGTTGAATTGCTGACGGGACGTTGTTGTCGCCCCTGACCACTTGGATTTGCTTCACACCATTTGTGAAAAAGAAGGCCTTCTTCGGGTTGTTGATGACACTTGCAGTTTCGGCACCGCCGATGACAAACATGCTGCGGTTGTCGATTGTGCCGAGACCAGTGAGGATGGGCGTGTTGTTGAGAAATGTGCGGTCGCCATAGTCCTTCCAAATTTTTCCGTCGGCAGTTGCAACGAGAGTGCGCTGAGTGATGCCATCGAGCCAGAAGTCGGTACAGGCGATGAGTCCGCCCGTGAATGCGTTGTTGTTGTAGGAGTAGGCACCGGGAGCCTTTTCGACGTAGCCATTTGTGAAGGTGACGGAGTTTGCCTTGATGAGAGCTTCGTGTGGGATTTCGCTGCTCGGAAGATCCGTCTGCACGCCCATTTGTCCGACGGGGATTTCGCCCCAAAAGCCCTTGTACATGAGCTACTCCGTAGTGTCGTACCCGTAGACATTCGGGCGAAAGTAGCGGTTGTCGGATGTGAGGTCTGGCCGCGCGATGACGTTTCCGAAGTTACGCCCAGCCTTTTCAAGCATCTTACGGTTGTCTTTCATCATCGCAAGGAGAGTCTTTTGAGCGGTGTCGAGATATTTGGCTGCCCGATCATCGTCGCCCTTGTCGCTTGAGAGGTAGTGGGCAGCGCCGTACTCTAGAACACGCATGTATTTGCGCGGGATTTGTGGGATTGAGTATTGGTTGTTGAAGAGGTCGCGCGGCTCACCGATGTAGTCAAACTCTGCCCGCATGGCTTGGATGTCGGTTGTAGCCCAAGGGTAGCGGTTGAGACGAATGGTGTGTGTGCCTTCCAGTTGCTCCTGGACGATGGTTGCGCATTCGGGTGTTCCTGCTTGTACGTTGACCATCGGATAGTCGCGGTCAAAGCGTACGGGGTCAATAATGCTAATTTGGCCAACCTTGCTTGAGTACCAGAAGTTGGTGCCGTAGTAGATGCGCGCTGGCTTTGCGACTTTGGTCACGTAACTGAGGGAGTAGGTGCTCGTGTAGGAAGTTTGGCCAGAATAGTTTGTGAAGTCGAAGCCGAGGGCGTCGGTCCAGGCGCTCCGGTAGTAGTTTGCTGTTGCGCCCTGGGGCGAAAAGCAGGCGTTTGTGTTTGTTGCATTAAGGGTGACGCTGACTGTGAAGGTGCGGTTCGCTTGTGCGTTTTGTCCTTGGGCATTGTAGACACAACCGTAAGTGTTGCCAATGCTGCCCGCGTTGTTGAGGGCAGTTGCAACGGCGCCACAGTAGGCACTTGGCGTGTAAGTGCCCTGCGGAATGGTCCCCGTGAGGACTGCATTTGTGGCAGTGCTTTCGATGAAATCGAGAGTGCAGTTTCTGGCGTCGACGATGATGTATTGGGTGATGAGGTCGTAGTCGAGCTGGTAGAGGTAGAAGTTGAGTGAAGAGCTTGTTGTCTGGTTGTAGGATGCGTCTAGGGAGAAGGCGGTTTGACCAGCCGTATGGTTAGCCACCTGATAAACTTCCGGGCCAGTCGTCGGTTTAAGAAACCAGCCTTGGACAGAAATCGCGTTACCAGCCGGATCAGTCGGTGCCTGACTGAAAGTACCGCCGGTCTGCTTGAAGGTAAGGGAGCAAGTGCCTGCTGTGATGCCTGTAGTGAGACTAAGTATAATTGGCCGCCGCGCCTTGGCCCACGCCCAGTTTTCGTCAACGTCGACCTCCAACTCGCAGCCACCACAGATGATATTGTGGTGGATTTGGTTTAGGTAGAGGAGTGCTGCAGAAGTACGGGGGGAAACGCCAACGTCGGAAGTGATTTCGCCACAGCGTCTAAGGACGCCGTCGAGCAAATCAGGTGTGTTTCGGAAGTTGGCCAATGTTTCCCCCTCCTAGCCATCTTACTTCTTCTGCGGAGCTGCTGCTACTGCCTGGACAGGTGTCTTTTTGGCCAGCTCTGCATCACGCTCGGCGAGTTCGCGGCGGACCATGTCGAGTTGCTGCTCAAGGTATTCTTCGCGGTTTTGTGCCCGGACTTCAGCCTCGATGTGATCTTCGCTGACCTTTTTCCAAATGGTGTTGCGGCCGGAAAGTTCCGATTTCCAGCGGCCCATGGCGTTGCCGCCCGGGTCAAACATGTTGCCGGATCCAGGAGGCTGCTCATACATTTTCTGATCGCCGAAAATGTGCATGGTGTGGTGTTGGAGACGGATGAGTTTGCCTGTTTCGCGGTCGCGAATTTGAACGCGCGTGTCGAAGCCTTCTTCGGCGCGGACGGGATGCTCGGTCGGAGCAGCTTTGTGACTGATCGGTTTTGCTTGCAATTTACCCTCCCTGGGTTTGGTGTTACCTCACCCTAGGAAGGCTACCAGCCAGTTACGTCACACACAATGGTTTGTGCTGCCGGAGTATCACCGTTTGCCTCGACCGCGACTGTGGCCGTGGCACCCGTGCGCAGCAGGACCATGGAGTTGGTTGCTTGGTTCCAGCGGGCAGTGTAGCCACTTGCTGCGGTGCCTGCGTCAACAGAAAGAACGGTCACCGATTCAACGTTGTTGGGGCAGCCCATGCTGCCACCGGAAAGTGCGACACCGCCCGTGGTGTAGGTGAGGGTCGCGTTCCCGAAGGCAATGGTGACGTTGTTAAGCACCTTGGAGTCGCCAAGGCGCCGCTTGTAGTTGATGGTGTAGGTTGCGGATGTGATATTTGCCACAGACGCCTCCTATTAGGTGTTCTGGAAGGACATGTTGGTTTGGTTTCCAACCTGATCCGTCGGAGCATCCATTTCGAAGGTGATGAAGCCGACTCCGGCTGCTGTGCCAGAATCTGCGGCTTGTGTCGCAACTTCGAGTGAAAGCTCTTCGCCAGCGTTTAGGTACTTGTTGGAAGTACCGGAACCGTAGACGACGTCCTGGACCAGTACCTGACCTGCCTTCGTTCCCGAGGGGATGGTCATGGTTGCAATTGTGACAGCACCGCTAGAAGAGCCGTAAGTGGGCCGACGCTTCACTGCGACTTGCGGAGCCGTCGTACTGGCGGTGACCGCAGTTGTGCAGAAGAAGTAGAGGCGGACCACTTGAACGCCGGCAGCTGCGACATAGTAGCCGGCCCATTGGCCGGCAGCTGCTGCCAAGTTTGCAGGCGTGACTGTCGCGTTGCTCTTCGGCTGTACAAGGTTGCCGTAATCATGTGTTTCCGGATATCCCATCTCAGTCCTCCCTTAGACCGATGTCATGTAGATGCCGCGCGCTTCGCCAGCGTTTGCGGAATCGGACCAAATTTGACCAAAGCCGTAAATGCCATACCATGCGACGCCTTTGGAGCGACCATAGTCGGTCGGGATTTTCGCCCGAAGCTCGGGGTCAAGTGCGACTGCCATTGTGAGGAAGTCTGCGCCGAAGAAGATGGCCTCGCCGACGCTGTTGGCGCCTTTGGAACCCGACAAAGAAGTCGTGTCGTTGACTTCGATGAAACGGATGTTTTCGAGACGACCGACTTCGGAGTTGTACTTGGCTTCCGGGTCCGTGTACTTCTTCCAGTCAATCCACGCCGGGTCCTGCATGAGAGTCCGCTTCGCGTTTGTGCTGATGAGACAGATGTAGTCCTCACCGTCGAAGGGCTCCATGTAGTAAGTCGTGAACATGTTGTCGCGAATTTGCTCGATGTGGTAGACGTTCGGGTTGACGGTGGCTGTGCCCGCCGTTCCGTTCGTCGTGATGCTGATCGAGCTGACGCCCGTGCAGGCTGCGCGAATCTGGCCGGCTTTTGAGGCAGTTGCAACGGCCCGGTCGAAAGCGATGCGCATTTGGCGCATGAGCATCTTTTGGATTTTGCTGTTGACGTCGAAGTAGGCCAAATCCTCGCTGAGCGAGGTGAAGGGCACTGCGCGTCCGTTTTCTGCGACGACGATTGCCTGAGTGCTGAGGACAAATGCGTCCTCGGACATCGGTTGACCTTCACTCAGTACTGAGGAGGTCGGCACTGCGATGTTGCTCACGCGGGTGACGTTGAGGGTGTCACCGGAGTTGCGTCCGTAGCCCGGCTCTGCATCAACAAATTGATGAAAGAGCGATTGAACGACGGATGCTTCGCGGATTTGCGCACTGAGCTTGTGGTTTTTGTAGGTCCCACTCGGCGAATCGAGTGTCCAGGTAAACGTTGCCATTTATCCCCCTCCGTGAGGTTGTTGGGCTCGTCCATGAGCCCCCTGCCCTTCCTGGGCTAGAGGCCGAGACGCTTCTTTGCGTCTGCGCGCCCTTTCGGTGTCTTTAGGTTCTTTTGCTGTTGGATAAAATTCAAGGGCTTTGCTTCGGGCTGCTTGGTTGTTACATTTTGACCATTTCCTCGGGATGTCGTTTGTCTGACCTTTGGCAGCTCTACGGTTGGCATGCGTTTCTTGGTCTTTTCTTCGAGCCAATTGCGGGCTTTGTCGGCTACTAGTTTGAGGCCGACTTTGGTCTCTAGACCTTTGATGGTATTCCACTCGGATTTGATGAGCATCTGGACAACATCTTCGTCGCCGACTAAGTCCGGGTAGTCCTTGTAGAATTGGGTCATGGTGGCACGGGATTTTTCGGCCATCGTTGACTCGCTTCGGACCTGCTCGCGGATTTGGTTGCCCCAGTCGACTAAGTATTTGCCGGGATTGAGCCAGAAGTCTTCGGGCGGATTGTTTGGGTCAAAGCCGGTAACTTTTGGCTCTTCCGCGTTACTTTTTTCGCCTCCTTGAGCCACTTCGAGGCCGTGACGAAAGGCGTCATTTGCGATTTCTTTTTCGTGAAGTTCTTGTGCGTAGGCCCAGGCCTCCTTCTGGGTTTTGAAGGTGCGGGTGCCGATGCGGATTTCGCCCTCGTCTGCGGCTGCAGCTGCGGGAGGGGCTGGGGAGGGGTCTTCTGCTGCGGGTGCAGGTGACTCTCCTTCTGCGGGAGCGCCGGGAAGGCTCAGATCCATGGCTGCCGCTTTGTCGTTTGCAGCGTCAGCATCTGCGGCCATTTCTGCTTCGGCAAGCTCACCGTCAGTGACCTCGGCAGAAGGGGCTGGGGAAGGATGCGTGGTCACTTCGTCAGGTTTTTTGAAGCCGCCGCTACGAAAGCCTGCCTTCGCAAGCATTTCGCGTTTTTCATCTGCTGTCGGTTCGCGTTCGCCACTCATAGTCCTTGTCCTCCGTGAATTTTCCGCTCGATGACTTCGGCGGCTTTGATTTTGGTAATGATGCTTGTGCGCATGTCTTCGAGAGTTGCGAGCTTTGCGGCTTCCGGGTAAATTTCATCGCGCTTACCCTCTTTGAATTTCCAAATGAGGGTGCTGATGGCCTGCTCGCGCATGTCCTGGATGAGTGGGAGCACGACGTCTGCGTTTGCGCGCATGAGTCGTCCGGTGTTGAGTTTTGCCTGCTCGATTTCGGTTGGGTCATAGGCTGGTTGATTTGTCATTTGTCCTCCTGCTTCACTAGGTCCTCACGGCCCGAGTACGGGCCTCCGGACGGGGCGACCTCGCTACGCTCGGTCGAGACCAGCCCGGACGACGAGCTACCCGCCACGTCCTTTAATGAGGGGGCGGCGCCGTAAGTCAGGCCGAGGCAGTGCGGGCAGGGGATGCCGACGCGTCTGCCGTGCTCACAACCGAATGTCGGGGGATTAAAGGCATGTGGGGGTGAGCTGTCGCCGGGCTGGTCTAGAGTCGGTAACCCTCTGCCCCCTGATGCCTGCCCTGATCGTCTGCCAAAGGGGAATCGCGCGTCAACCATTGGCTGGTCCCGGAAGCGTTTGGTCATTCATTTGGAAATACCGCGTTACGACTAGGAGCCAACGAGTGATTCGAAAAATCAATGGCCACCTCCGCCCGTCGGAGTGTTGCCGAAGGGTGCTGCTGCGGAGCCGAGCTGCGCTGCCTGCCCGCCGCCTGAGGCAGAGGGGACACTCGCCATCGGAGTACCGCCCGCAGGAGCCTGTGGCTGTTGCTCAGAAGCCTCCTTCATGTGCTCCTGCTCCTCATGACTCAACTCAAGCTGCCTGATGGGAAGTCCCAAGGCACGCATCGCATATGCAAGTGTCTCATCAAATGAGAAGCGTTTGATGAACGCCTCCGTCATCGGCTCACTTGCCCCAATGGTCTGAAGCATCGTCATGATCTTTCGGTAATCCTCAGACTTCTGCATCTGCAGGCTAATCCCGAAGACGTCATAGTGAATGCCTCCGACAGTGGCTGCAAAGCGCTCCTCAGGGGTCAGGCGCCGAAAGTCATCATAGTCGGAACCCAGAAGTGCCTTAAGCTCCTGCTGGTCCATGTCGTCAGAAAATTGGCAACAAAGCTCCCAAGAAAACTCAAGCATCTTCTGAATGTGGTGCTGCTCAATTTGCTTACTGATGCCCTGAAACACGGAGCTGATGGTCTGCTGCCCCTGCGCCACTTGCGTAGCACTGACATCCTTCTTGGGCACAACGCCCTGACGAATGTCAGAGGTCAGCATCGCCCTGTTAAACTCCTGCTGAATTAAATTGAGCATGTTTAGGGAGTCGGGCGGGACCTGGCCACTGATCAGCTCCTCGAGGACATGTGCTCCTGGGGGACACTGCGCATTTACACCGAGGTTAGTCCCCGGCTTAATGCCGTTGCTGATTTGTGATGGGTCCTCGAGCCAGTCCTGCCGAATCTGCGCGACGCCATTCACGGAGCGCATTGCTCCGTCAATCATCAGGTTCCAAAGCTCACTCGCAACCACATTGTAGTTGGTCGCAGCATCCGCAAGGGCTTTCGGCCAAACTGCATCCGGCGAATCAAGCAGGGGTGTCGCAATGTAAGGGGATTTCTGATTCCAGTTAGGGTTTGGTGTAGGCTTCCTAATCAAAAAGCGGTCATCAGCTAGCGTAGCGACGCAGTTTTCGTAAAGCACCTCACCATTGACATCCAAGATGGTGCCCCAGAACTCCGTGATCTTGACGCGTCCCCGGAACGCATGACTCGTCTCATTTTGGTTTGTCCGACGCATCTGATCGAACTTCTGCTCGGCATCGTCATCACCTCGATGCCCGACGCGCTCACACACTGCCTTATCATAGATGGCATCGGGCCCCTCAGCCTGTGCCATCATGTCCTTGTAGTCGACCCACATGTCTTCGATCTCGTAGAGCTTCGTGAGTCCCGGCGTCGGGTCAGGGTAGTAGTTGAACTGCGAAACGTTTTCGAATTTGAGCTGCCAATACCGGCGCATGGCATGCTTAAGCTTCGCCGCGCGGCCCTTCGGAGCGCGCTCCGCCATGAATATTGGTGCAGGGACCTGACAACCTGTGACTTTGGTGATCCACAAGCCACCCAGGATTGCTGAGGTGATCCCGAGGCCTGCATGCCTCACAATCCCGGCCTTAGTCAGCTGCATCTGCGTAATCCGCTGCACCACATCCGGGTCAATCTTAAGGAGCGACTCCTCAAAGGCATTTTTCCCGGAGCAGCGCCACCACTCATCACCCATGTCGACAAGTGCCTGTTGAAAGAAGGCCGTCGTCTGCATCACCGCCATCGGTTGCATCGCGAGGACTTCGCGGGACTGACCTGGCTGCTTGTGCGAGAAGTCTTGCCGGCCCCAGAAACAGTCATAGTTATTCCGGGTCATCTGAATGCGATTCCACTTCGCGAGTTTCGCCTCATTCCGACACTGAAGGATGTAACGCTCAATCTGCCCGTCATCCGAAGACTCCGGATCAGCCTTCCAGGAAGACCAATCAGTCAAATCCAGCTCGAGTTTGTCAGGTGCTGTGCTCATGTTGTGGCCCTCCTTGGCCCAGGCTCATCCGAGCCCCAATTCGCGTTTTCGCAAATCCGCGCCAGCCGTGGCGCCTCCAAAAGCATACTCAGGTGTCGGAATGATTATGTAACTGCGCTCCGATACCTTGCTCCGCGCACCGCCACACAAGTACTGAAGAGCGTCATGCGGATGCGAGTAGCGATTCTTCACTGGCCTCGGACTTCCGTCGGGCTCAACCTCAGTGTACCGCTCCGGGTAACGGTAACCACCCGTGAACCCTTTTACAAGTA